TGTTAGATGAGTTTGCTGATATTCCTGAACAGGCTTGGACGGAAGTATTAAGAGCTTCGATTGCTGACAAAGAGGGTCATGTTTTATTTGCTGGTTCTCCACGAGGATATGGCAACTGGTCATATCGAATGTATGAGAAAGGGAAACGAGATAAGGAATGGGATAGTTTTCAGTTCACAACACTTCAAGGAGGTCGAGTTACTAAAAAAGAAATAGAACAAGCAAAGGAAGATTTAGACATTAGGACTTTTAGACAGGAGTTTGAGGGTTCGTTTGAAACTTATGCTGGTGCTGTCTATTATAATTTTCATGCTGTCGATAATGTGATTGATAAACAAATAAACTGGAAAAAGCCTTTACATATTGGCATGGATTTTAATGTCGACCCCATGAGTTGTGCAGTAGCTCAAATAGAACAGGAAAGGATTACAAAGAAAGATAAAATTTATTTTGTTGATGAAGTAGTGATTTATTCAAGCAATACCGAAGAAATGTGTCAAGAATTAAAAGATCGGTATGGAACAAGAGTACCAATTTTTATTTATCCTGACCCAGCTTGTCGTCAAAGGAAAACAAGTGCTGGAGGAAAAACTGATTTAAGTATTTTACAAAATGCTGGTTTTAAAGTTAAGGTAAGACATCATCACACTCCAATTCGAGATCGAGTAAATGCTGTTAATGCCAGATTGAAGTCGGCAAGTGGAGAAAGGGATATTTTTATTTCAAAATCTTGTAAAATAATGTTAAAAGGATTACAACAACAAATATACAAAGTAGGAACAAATATTCCTGATAAAGAAAGTGGTTACGATCACATGAATGATAGCATCGGATACTTAGTCGATTTTTTAAAGCCTTTGACTATTCAATCAGCCTCGTTTAAACCTCAAAGGTGGAATATAAAGCAAAAGCAATATGGCATACACACGAGATAAAGCATTAGAAACTCATACAGATTATAAAGAAAACGTAACAAGCTGGGAATATTATATTCGGTCTTATAATGGTGGCTGGGATTATACGGTTGGTCAATATCTTAATCGTTACAATTTAGAGTTGGATAATGAATTTAATCAAAGACTTGCTAATACTCCTTGCGATAACCATTGTAGAAATATAGTTCAAACTTATTCATCTTTTTTATTTAGAGTCAAACCCTCTAGGGATTTTGGTGATATGCAAGATGATCCTAGTTTAGAAAACTTTTTAAAAGATGCTGACTTGGAGGGTAATAGTTTTGATGCTGTTATTAAACAAGCTCAAAATTATTCATCTATTTATGGTCAATGTTTTTTAATATTAGACAAGCCAAAGATAACAACCAACACCAGAGCAGAAGAACTAGAACAAGATATAAGACCTTACCTGTCTATTGTAACTCCTGAAAATGTTTTAGATTGGAATTATACAAGAGAATTAAATGGAAAATATTCATTAGATTATCTCAAAGTACGAGAAGAAGTGGATAGAACTGGTGGTACTTATTTAAGATGTTGGTATCTAGATAAAGTTGACACTATTTATGTTCCGTTTCAAGGTGCGGAACCCACTTTACTGGATACTGCCGATAATCTGATTGGTAAGATACCAGCAGTTATCTTGTACAATTCCAAATCCCACAAAAGAGGAATTGGCCAGTCGGACTTATCAGATATAGCCGATTTGCAAAAATCTATTTATAACGAATATTCAGAAATTGAACAGTTAATAAGATTAACCAACCACCCTAGTTTAGTCAAAACTCCAAGTGTTAATGCGAGTGCTGGAGCTGGTGCGATTATTGAGATGCCAGAAGAAATGGAACCGAATTTAAAACCTTACTTGCTTCAACCTAGCGGTCAAAATTTACAAGCGATTATGGATTCTATTAATAAAAAGGTTGAGGCGATACATAGAATTTCCCACACAGATGCAGTTAGAGGAACCAAGACCCAAGTATCAAGTGGTATAGCTTTACAAACAGAATTTGAATTATTAAATGCAAGACTATCAGAAAAAGCCGACAACCTACAAATAGCAGAAGAAAATTTATTTAGATTGTATGCAGTATTCCAAAACAGAAAGTTTGATGGAGAAATAAATTATCCTGACTCTTTCAATATAAGAGATTATGCCTCTGACCTTATGTTCTACCAACAAGCTAAAGCGATCAATGTTAAATCTCCTACTCTAGTTAAAGAAATAGATAAGGAAATAGCAAGAGCAGTGATAGATGATGATGAAAAATTAAATATTATTTTTGAAGAAATAGATACCAAACCTGAAGTTGGAGAATTCACACAAGACGAAGTTCAAAAAGAAACAGTCGAAGAAGAAGTCATCGAAGAATAATATGTATGGCTGATATTATCGAACAATCGACATTATATAAAATTAGACAAATCGAACTAGCCGAAGCACAATATTACGAACAACTTATAAAAGTGCTAGATAAGATTGAGCAAGACATAACTTCGCTGGTTGGTAAGACTTTAAAGACAGAAGACGGAAAGCTACTTCGAGATGCAAAATTCAGTTTAGTTTTACAACCTCAAATCAAAGCTATTTTAGAAAAAGAATATCTACCGTGGGCAGATAAAGTTGTAAGAGAGGGATTTAATAAACAAGCTAAAAGAGTTGAAAGAGCTTTTAAGAAGATTGGAAGAATCCCAAAACAATTTCAAGAATTAACAAAAGGCGATTTGGCTTTAATTAGAAATCTTAAACAACAATATTTTACTCAATTCAAAGATGTATCAAATACATTTACAAGAACATTACAAAGTAAAGTTTATCAAAATGTTTTGTTGGGAAATGAATTTACTGTTTTGGAACAAGAATTAAGACAATCCATTAATGGGATTTATGCTAGTGCAAAAGATATTAAAATACAAAGGCTGGTTGATAAAATTAAAAAAGATGAAGTGAGACTAAAAAAGCTAAAAAGAAAATCAACAAAAGCAAAAGTATTAAAAAAGACCATAGATACAAATGTTCAAACATTGCAAACAAAATTTGCAAGTGATAGAGCTGGGGAAAATATGAAAAAGTATTCTGGTCAAATTCTTAATGATAGTCTTAGAGAATTTGATGCAACCTTAAGTGCTAATAAAGCATTTGAAGCTGAATTGACGCATTTTAAATACTATGGTAATGTTATTCCAACGACTAGGAGGCATTGTGCCTCTTTAGTCAGAAGAGACAAACTTTTTACGATTGATGAAGTCAAAAGACTTGGACGAGCAAATTGGACAGGAAAGAAATCAGGAGATCAATTAATTGTTCGTGGTGGTTATAATTGTCGTCATCAATGGAGTCCTGTTGATCCTGAATGGTTTAGCGAGGACGGAGCATTAAAATATTAACAAAGGAGTAAAAAATGGTCAATGAAGTAAAAGATATAGAAACACCAAAACAAGAAGAACCCAAAGCAGAAGTAGAAAAACCAAAAGAACAAACTTTTAACCAAGCACAGCTTGATAATATAATCAAATCAAGACTGGAAGCCGAACAAAAAAAACATCAAAGAACATTAGAGGACGCAAAGAAAGCAGAGCAAGAAGCCTTAAAAGAAAAAGAAGTTAAGGAAGCTAAATCAAAAGCAGAACTTGAAAAACTTATGCAACAAAGAATATCTGAAAGAGATACAGAAATTTTGAAATACAAAAATGCTCTTAAAGCAGAAAAAGTAGATAACAGTTTATTATCTGTTGCTTCTCAAAACCAAGCTATCAGTCCATCGCAAGTGGTTTCTTTGCTTAAAGATGAAGTTAAATTAAATGACGATAACCGAGTTGAAATACTTGATAATAATAAAAATATTCGTTATAACGAAAAAGGAAATGTTTTAACAATTGAAGAAAGAGTTAAAGAATTTCTAGATGCGAACCCACATTTCCGTCAAGGGTCAAAAGCTGGTTCAGGAAGCCAGTCGTCCATCGAGGGTAAGACTGTAAAACCTTTCAATATTCAGGATTTAGATTTGAGTAAGCCAGAAGATCGTAAGCGATATGCTGAATATCGTAAAG